ATTTCCCCGCTTTCAACTTTCAACTTTCAACTTGATTCTTATTTCCTTTTTCCTGACGGTTATCGTATTCATTCATAAATTGTTCACTCCTTCAAACGTTGGTCGATTATCTTATTCAATCATCCCAAACTCGCGGAGCAGTTTGGAGTCTGGTGCAGGGCTTGGCCCTGCCTGCGCCGCGGTTGCGCGGCTTAGAGTTACAGCCTAGCCTACTGAATTACATTGGGTCTTTGACTCCACAATTTTCTTTAAAGAAAACCAACAGTTTTTTACTCTATAACTACTCATTTCTGACCTCCTAATTCTCTGATTTTTCTTTCAATCCAAGCTCCTTCATCAATTTCTTTTCGCGTGCTCTTTGCCTGATTTCAGTTTCCCAATCCCGACCCTGAAGCGCAAATTCCAGAGCCAGATTTGTTGTGTTGTTTTTGAGCCTGAGTTCCTGGGCTTTTGCCTCTTTTTGAGGATCGACGTGATGTGCCCCATCGAAGAACCAGGCGTGAAGCGGCAATGGATAGCGAATAGTTGTTTCCAGAGACGGACTGATTAAAAAATATTCCCTCAGCCAGGCAGCTAAAATGCGATCCAGAATCACAGATGAAATGAAGGATTGTTCGACGCGAAGCATCCTGTAATAAGACTGAAAATCGAGTCTGCCACTGGCATAGTTATAGCCGGACGAATTTCCTTTTGCCACATTCGACGGCATGAGAATGCACCGCACTATTTCATCAATGATTTTTTCCACAAATTCGGCGTAAGTTGTGGACGGCTGCTTGGGGTCGAGTTGCCCCATTTTCCAGCCTCCCGGCATGGCCAGAAGGGTGTTTTGCTCAAGCTGAAAACTATCCATGGCCCTCACATCATCAGCTTCGCCTTCTGTCGGGGCATCCGTGTAAAGGATGCCTGAAAAATTAGCGGCAGCCTCCGCGGCACTCAAGGTCGCCACAGTGTACCGCCTGAGTTGCGCGAACAGCGGCAAAGCCGGAGTCAGTTCGGAAATTCCCCGGTGAAGTCCTGGTCTGTCCTGACGGAAATTGTGGACTACTGCATCTGCCTCTACATCAATAAAATCATCGCTGTAAGAAAAATTTATGCCGCCGGGGTGGTATTTCATAACCCGGTAACTTTCAGCATTGCCGAACTTATCAAAACGAATCCCGTCAACTTCACGCTCGTCAAAAATCAAGCTTAAAGAACTGCTTATCTGTTCAGCTTCCAGCAATTTCAAGTCAAGCTTGACCTCATGCCAGATTTTGGGATTATGCCCCAGAATCCCGAAAGACTCCCCATCCTGACACCTCGCCATCCGCATCGTGCGAAGCTTTTCAGGAAGTCCGATAGCCCCAGCCCACAGCATGAAATCTCTTTCAATATTCCGGTTCAATCCATCGTCTTCAGTCAGCATCTGCAGCCTTGGACCGGTACCGATGGTATCGTTCGCCAGAGTCAGGACAATCCCCTTGGCATAAGAGTTGTTGGCAACCTCATAACGCGAACGGTTCCGAAGCGTACGGCGCGCTTCAGTATTGGCTTCGCCATCCGCGCTTAATCCTTCCGCAGCCGCCCAGTGTCGGTGATTTTGACCATGCGTCTGAGCCGCATCAAAACTGCCTTTTACCTGCCTTATCATTAAAGGATTTTTTACGCGTTCATTGTTTGAAAAATTTCTCACTAACAACTCTTTCTTTTTCCTAATTATCCGTTTCCGTAGCAAAGCAAAATAATTTTATCCGGCGGCTCCGGGAGGGATTATTCTGCTCATTTTTAATCCCCAGTTTTTCTTTTTCATTGCTTGTTTTGAATTCAGATAGCGGTCAGCCTCGATCTGGTCTTTGATGGAATGCTGTTCGACCTTATGCCCGTCACTTTCAGCCGATTTAGGCCCGAGAACATTGTCCTTGATTGCTTGATCCATTTCATTTTCACTCATTATTATCCTCCGTTTTTAGTTCCGCTGTCCGTTTTAGTGATTCTATTTTTTGAATTCTCATGCCTATCCAGCGCATGACGTTTACGCACATGGAATTTCCGCAGGCTTTGTAGCGATGGGAATCAGGACATTCTTCTTCAGGTTTTCCGTTCCACTCAATGCGAGTGTGATTATCCGGGAAGCCCATTAAGCGCTCGCATTCGATCGGCATCATTCTGCGGACAATGGCTTCATAGGCTACTCCATGTGGAGAAACCGTATTTAATGTGTATTGCAATTCCTCCTGAACGCCGATCCCGTTACCACCATTTTTTACCTGTCGATTGATGATATTTTCCGCAATGCCATAACTCCGTGCGACGGAGGGCGATTGCTCCCGCTCTAACTCCGGTTGCTTCGCACCCTTCGGAGCGGGTGAGAGCACTAATGGGCCATTACCCCCGCCTGTACCAATGCGGGCATTTATTTGTGGAGATACTCCGTTTTTTACTTCTTTTATTCGGCTGTCGTTAGCGTGATTTTCGTAACAGACAATCGGAGGCTGTTTGTAATCCGTCGCTCTTAACGGATAGATTATTTCTTCCTCTGTTCTGAATTCCTGCGGACGGTTGTTTAAACAGACTACCGTGGAAGGTTCAGCTCCGTTGGTTTTCAGCGGTCCTGAAGTTTTATCTTCTTTCCAGTATCCTAGACCGCTTTCGCGACAAATTATCGGTGCCTCATGGTTGCAGTTTAAAGTCGGAGCTTTTTCCTCGCAAATCTCAGCATTGCCTTGACCATGAGCTAAACAAAGCATTCCGGTCTGGTTGCGGATCGCCCCGTCTTTGCACTTCGTATCAAGAGTCGCGCTTACTTCTGATTGACGACCGCCAGCAGGGCCAACTTCAAATCCGGAGGCAGTTCCTTGCCTCTTTTCGCGGCGCGGTTCAGAATCCCATTCGAAGCTTTTTGAGTCAAATAATATCGTTGTGGCACTCTGCCAGCTATCAATATGTCCGATAAGGAACAAACGCCTTCGCCTTTGAGGAACTGCCCTGGGATATCCGTCCACTCGCACGTATTGAGCGTCAAGAGTTCGCCATGCCAGTCCGAATCCTCCCGGTGCCTGGGTGATGATTCCGGAGTTTTTCCAGCCCCTGATAAGTTGTCCGTTTTTCTTTCTTCTGAGAACAGGAACTTCAACCTTCCATCCGCAGAAAGCTGATAGTATTTCAGCAAAAGCCTCTCCGGACGACTGGGACAAAATTCCCGGCACGTTTTCAAATACCAGCCAGTGCGGACGTATTCTGTGAGCCAGCTTTGCAAACTCAAGCGCGAGGTTGCCGCGCGGGTCGTCAAGGCCCTTTCTAAGCCCGGCCACGCTAAAAGCAGTGCATGGCGGGCCCCCGACGAGCAGATCAATTTCTCCATCATAGTCATTCCTTGTTATTTTAGTGAAGTCCCCCAGATTCGGGATAATTCCGCCATAGGGAAATTTGTCGATTTGTTTTTTCCAGTTTGTCCGTTGTTTCTTTTCCTTTTCTGTTTCCGACTCAGAAGGATCAAGCATACGCAAGGGCTTACTGGCCCCGAATTTCTGCATCAGAACCGCACACGGAAACGGCTCAACTTCCGCCAAAAAAGCCGTTTCCCACCCCAGCCACGACCAAGCTAAGGTTGCCGCTTCAACCCCACTGCATATGCTCCCGTACCGCATTATTTCAATTTCCCTTTCTTCTTCATTCTGATGATTCCCGCCGCCAGAATCTCCGCAATTTCATTAAGTGTGGTTGATGCGTTTTCTTTTTTCATTTCAAAGCTCCAGCTAATTGTCTTTCTAAAGGTATATATCTCCAAAAACTCTATAAAGTGTCCACGGAATCCATTCAAAATCACTTGATTTCTAGTTTGTAATAGATTGTTAATTAATGATTTATAAAATATTTAAAAGTTTTTAAAACTGTTATTCGTTGACTGGTTTAGAGTTTTGCATAAAAGAAAAAATTTAAATTTTGATATGTTTGTGATTGTAATTTTAGAAAGTGTAAAGTATAATCTAAACAGTTTATGTTTTCAGGAAAATAAAACGGTAATTTTAAGACAAGGATTTTTTATGGTAGATACTCTCGCATTTGGACAGAAGATCAGAGCAGCAAGAGAATCCTTTAAACGGAATAATCCGGAATATTCACTCCGCAAGTTTGCCGCAGCTGTTGGAATCAGCCCAACATTTTTAAGTAAAATTGAAAAGGGAGAATTTGCTCCACCTGCTGCTGATAAAATAATAAAAATAGCTGAATTACTCAATCTTGATGCTGATGAATTGCTTGCACTTGCTGATAAAGTTGACCCTAAATTAAATGAAATAATACGAGAGCAGCCCAAAGAGATGGCGGCATTTTTAAGAACTGCCAGTGGAATGTCGGCAGATCAATTAACGTCTATAACCGATATGCTTGGCAAATTGAATAAGAATTGAAAAATTTACAAACAAATGGCAAGAGAATTTATACCAAAAGAAAAGATTGAAGATAAAACTGTTTTACTGCTGGAAGCATGTCGGGACTGTTGCTGGAAGACTGTTCAACCCCCGGTTCCGGTAGCGGAAATACTTGAATGCCACCTTGAGTTTGAGCTTGAGTTTGAAGATTTGAAGGCAAAATATAAATCCAGTGATATTCTGGCAGCAACTTATCTCGAATCAAAATTAGTCATTGTTGATGAGTCTTTGGATCCGGAAGAGTATCCTGATATGGAAGGTCGGTACCATTTTACACTGGCTCATGAAATCGGACACTGGAGCTTGCATCGTAAATACTTTATCAGTGAAACTCCGGATATGTTTGGAGATGCTCAGCCATCAACTATATGTCGCTCAAGCTTCAAAGACCCCAGAGAATATCAGGCGGATTCTTTTGCAGCTTATCTTCTTATGCCAGGCGATCTATTTAAAGAGACTTGGAATTCTCTCTTTCCCGGTAAAGGCCCGCTTAATGTTTATGAAGAGTTGGATGAAAAGCGTAAAATATTTGGTTTGACGGAAAAGGATTCACCGCCCAATTGTGATTTATCGAGAAAACTGGCTTCAATATACAAAGTATCTGCCCAAGCGATGCAGATAAGACTTTGTGAGCTTAAGCTTCTTGAGATCGATCCTCCAGAGAAAACCTTGTTTTAATAATTAAGCAGGAGATGTGTTGCCGTTAGTTTTTTTGTATCTAGTGTTTAGTGTTTAGTTATCGTTTTTAATGTATAAAACAAAATAAGGAAAGAAGCCATGGGGTCTTACAGTCACAAAAGGGTATTTCGTGCCGTCTCAAATCAACTTTTGGAAAAGTTTTTTGAGGAAGGCGGATATGAACTTGAGGTTAATTGGAATGGATCAGGGAAATGCCTGGTTAAGGAAATATTTGAGCAGTTTATTCTCCTGCCGGAAATGAAACGAGCTATCCTGGAAACAGCGTTACATGAAATTCATGATGTAGCAAGCTATGATGACAACATTGTCACAATTCGTAAAGAAACGTCTAAACGCAATATTACTTTGCCTGATGATTTTTTTAACTGGAAAAACTATGATATGGTGATGTGGATATATTTGAACCGGAAAGATGTTTGGGACTCCATTGTCCGTTTTGCTCATGCAGACCGTTTGCCAAAGCGCAGTTGGACAGCAAGTATCGGATTTCCTAAACAAAGGGCCGGCTTTACAGACGATAATTATGATGATTTGAAAAAAGCAATAACCGCCTATTTTTTCCACAAAGAAGGACGAGGCAAATATTGTCATATTGAATATTTTGAGCGTGGTAATGAGCTTGAATATTATTTTGTTTATTTAAATAACTTCACCAATGTATCCATGCACTGGAAAGAAGAGGATGATTTTGAGCTTATGCCTGATCGGCGTTCTTTTGAAATAGTCTTTATCTTTAACCACCAGGATGGTAAACTTGAATTGAATTTTCAAGGCGATAGAAAAGTTAAAGAAACTCTTCAATTGATTTTTTCAAAAACATTTTTCGGGCTAAATATAGAGTTGAATCCGGAAGATAAGCCTGCCTATAAGATAGAATGTCTTAAAGACCGTAGTTTTAACCTTTCAATTACTCCTGAGGATGAAATAGAAGAAGCTTCAGTTCAAGCGCTCGCTATTTCTATAGTAGGTTGCCCCGGAAGTAGAAGAGAATATGAAGAGAAAAACGGGAACTTATATGATGCTATGGACAAAGAAATAAATACGGATAATCTACCTGAAAGTCTACGTAGAGTAGAAAAGGCAAAATTACACTTTTTACTTGAGGGGATGGGCCGCTCCAATTCTCAAACTATAAATATAACTCGAAATTCCTGTGACCTAAAAAACAAACCGGAAAAGGTACGCGGGATATTAGAAAAATGTTTAAGGAGCAGTGGGCTTTATGCAGTCTGATCCATTAAAATTAATATGGGATTGCGCAGAGCTGGAAAATCCTGTTTTAACTATCAAAGACTTGCCTATGGATTTTGCTGTTCTTCTTGAGGATTTAGAAATCATTAATGCATTGGCCTACGGAAAAATTGCTATGTGCGATGCATGTGGAGAAGGTCATCATGAAAAAGTTATAAAGGAAAGATATCCTGATGGTAGTGTGAAGTTTTTTCTGTTTTGTCCATATGGGGGTGGACGAATAGAAGTTGATCCAGAAAAATTAAAGTGTTGGAGCATAGGATATAAAAGCTTTGGGAAAGTGATTGCTGAACAGCTGAACTGTGAGGGAAATACTGAGGAAATTATCGCTGACAGACTATGGAATCTTGGAGTATCAACGATTCCAATTAATGGTATGAGACGGGAAATATGGCTTGTTCGAAAACTATTGGGATGCGGTTCTGCTGAAATTATCAGTAAATTGCCAACAGGCCGTTCTGTTCTGATCTTTTCAATAGGCCGACGTCCAAATGGAGTAATCGGAAAAATTGAGAAGGAAAGGATATTGAATTTGCCGGATTTCCTTGTCTGGAAGGATTCTAAACTTATTCTTGAGCTGGAGTTGGTTAAAGAACAATTTGCTAAGATTGGGGAAATTATTCCCCCTAAAAAGAAGCCTGTTCCCAAAAGAGCAGAGCGTGCTACAACAGCTGATCAATTAAAAAAAGAAATAACTCAACGTCTAATTTCTGCTAAAAGATATGCGTTTACTACTCAAGACAAAACCGGTACAGCTAAATTATTACCTCCCCCAACAATGCAGGAATTAGCAGAAAGCATAGGCGTTAATAAATCAACGATAAGCAGAATTTTAAATGATAAGAGTTTTTTCCATACAAAAATGTTATGGGAGGCGTGTAAAAATATTGAAAAAATAAAGCAATTCAAACCAAAACATTAAATGGTGTCTTGTTGCAGTAACGGCGATAATCTGCAACTGCAACAAACTGTAAATAGAAATGCAATCACTTGGTAATAAGGTGATTGCATTTTTTTATTTATCCAGGGAGGCATTTTTCTGCAACATCTCAGGAGTTTGAAGGTCAGCGCATGAGGCGGTGGCTCAAAAACTCATTAGAGGAGATGTTGATATGAATACAACCCCCGTCCGCAAAGAAGCAAGTAACGCTGAAACTCAAACTCAATTGAGGAAAGCTCTGCTCAAACCTTTTGTAATGAAAAAAATCAAATTTGAAATTCAGAGTTTGATTAAAGCTCAAAAAATTCAAGCCCAGGACGCAGATGACATCCAACAGGAAATTTTTCTGGAACTGGTAAATTGTCTTGATTCTTTTAATCCTGAGACATCGGCTTTAAAAACTTATATTTCTGCTGTTATTCTCAAGGCTGCAAGAAAGGCAGCGCGTGATATCTGGACAAACCGTCAGGATTCCTGCCAATTTTGCCCGTCTTTGAATGAGCCTTTAACCTTGTCTGAAAGTGATAGTGAAAATTATTCTTTAAGTGACACTGTATCTGAAGATGAAGTAGCTATGTATTTGGGAAAAAGGGAACACACAAGGCATGAGCAGTGCTTGATTGCCTCAGAAGTACAAGAGTTTGTTTCAACTTTATCTAACCGCCAAAACTCAGTTTGCAAAGAGTTGATGGAAGGCAAAACTATCAGTGAAATTGCCGCCCGAAAAAAAATTCCTCGCAGCTCCTTTTACAGGAATATTATTATTCCCATTCGCAAGGCAATGGAGAAAGTAAAACTCCATAATAACCTGCCCTTGGCTAAAAATTTAAATATTTTATAAAGAGTTTATCTCCAGATATTTAAGCATTCAATATTTTCATCTAAAAGGCTATCTGCGTGGACACTTTAAGAAGTTTTTGGAGATATATACCAATAGAGACATTTTTTAAAAAAAGGAAAATTATGATTAAACCAGATTATATCATTGTTGAACCGGCGGAAGAATATCATTCGAAGAAGAAAGATTTTCTTTCCAGTCACATGCTGGGGGATTTTCGCAAGTGCCCCGAGCTTTTCAGAAGAAAAGAAAACGGGCAGATTCAGGATGGAGACAGACCTGCCTATGCTATAGGGCGGGCAGCGCATAGTCTGATTCTTGAAGGTAATGACGCGTTTCATTCTCAGTACGTTGTTGGTGAACCCATCAATGAGAAAACCGGCAAGGCTTACGGCAAAACCACCCTGGCATACCAGGAATGGATTAGCGGTCAGGAAAAGGAAGTTATTTCTCCAGCCAACTTCGGTTTTATCAGCAGGCTTCAGGTTTCTGTGGAGCTCCACGATGAGGCTTCAAGACTTCTTCAGGATGGCATTGCCGAGGGCGTGATCCGAACTGAATACAGTGGAGTCAAGTGTCAGATCCGCATGGACTTTTTCAGTGATGAACGAGGTCTTATCGATCTGAAAACCTGCGATGATCTGAGCTGGTTCGAGTCGGATGTTAAACGTTATGGTTACCTCTATCAGCTGGCATTTTACCGGGCGATTTTACGGGAAGTGTCAAAAATAAAATATCCTGTCTATATCATCGCGATTGAGAAGAAAGAGCCGTTCCGTTGCGGAGTTTGGAAAATTTCCAGTGAGGCTTTGGACTTGGCGGAAGTGGAAAACATCGCGGCCATCGGAAGACTCAAAAAGTGCCGAGCTGAAAATTTCTGGCCGACCGGCTACGAGGGAATAAGAATCCTGGATTCAATTTAACGAGATCAATCAAAAATAAGAAATCAAGAAAGGAAGATGTTGATGAAGCGTAAGAAAAAAAAGAAACTTCAAATGGTTTTGAGCAAGCATGGAGAGTGCAAAGGCTGTGTGTTTGAAAATAAAAAAACTGAGTGTGAACAGCATCCCTGTATTATCTGCAATCATATCTGTATCAAATATAAAATTTCACAATAACAAAGGAAAATTCAAATTATGAGTTTACTTGAAAACATCAAATCAGGAAAAGAATCGATGCCACCACGAATTATGTTGTACGGAAGCGAAGGCATAGGAAAATCGACCTTCGGAGCGTCCGCGCCAAAAGCTGTGTTTCTTCAAACAGAAGACGGGCTTTCGGAGATAGACTGCCATAAATTTCCGCTGGCAAAAACGTTTGCGGATGTTCAGGCGGCCTTGATGGCACTCCATCAGGAGGAACACCGTTTTCAGACGGTAGTTATTGATTCATGCGACTGGCTTGAACGGCTTATCTTTGATGAAGTCTGCCGGGAATACGGAGTTAAATCAATCGAAAAAGCTGACGGTGGATACGCCAGAGGTTATGTCCATGCTCTGAGCTACTGGCGAAAAATCTTCAATATTCTGGAACTGTTGCGTAATGAAAAAGGCATGGCCTGTATCCTGATCGCGCATTCGAAAGTTGAGAAATTTGAAGATCCCGAATCCTCCGCCTATGACCGTTATTCGCCAAGACTTCACAAGCATGCCAATGCGTTGATTTCAGAATGGGTGGATGCGGTTTTATTCGCCACAAGGCGTTTCAGAACCCAGAAAGAGGATGCCGGATTTAATCGGGAACGAACCATTGCCGCCCCGGTAGGAGCGGATGGCGGAGAACGTATTATCAGGACTGTCGGCGGGCCTGCCTGCGTTGCTAAAAACCGTTTCAATCTTCCTGCTGAACTGCCGCTTTCATGGGAGGCATTTATGGAGGCTATGACCAGTTAATAGCCCAGCTTTAATGTTATAATTTTCACATATTTTTATCATTATTGCAATTTTAATAAATATAAAATTAAATCAAAAATAGGAGACAGTAATTATGTCAACACTTAATTTTAACGCGAACGAAGTTGAACCGATGACCGCCATGGAGGCAATACCAGCTGGGAAATACCAGGCGGTGATTGTTGAATCGGAAATGAAGTCGACCAAAAACGGAAATGGACACTTTCTGGAACTCACTTTTGAAGTTGTCGAAGGTGAATATAAAGGCAGAAAAGTCTGGTCAAGACTGAATCTTGACAACCCGAATCAGACCGCTGTAAAAATAGCTCAGGGAGAACTGTCGGCTATCTGCCGGGCGGTAAATGTCATGCAGCCTAAAGATTCTGTGGAGCTTCACAATTTGCCCCTGGAGGTTACCGTCAAATGCAAAAAGCGCGATGACAGCGGTGAGATTACCAATGAAATCAAAGGCTACGCCCCAAAAAACAATTCGGCCAATCCCTCCGCCCCGGCAGGACAGGGAAACTCAAACGCGGCTCCCTGGCAACGGCGGTGAACGCACCGCTGCGAGATTAAGTCGCTCAAACTCCGTTCGCTCCGCTCTCTACGGAGCAACGGAAAGCCCCTTAATATTGAAGGATAGAAGAATTATGCAATGCAGATGTAAAAAAATAGCGATTGTACGCCGAACGGTAAATGGCATTCAGAATCGTTCGATGCGGGATATATGTAATTTACTGATGGAGGGATTCAGCAAGGAATCTGTCCGGCTGAAGCTGGAACTGCCGGTAGCGGTTTTCGAGATGTTTATTGCAGAAATCAAAAGACTACTGCTTGAAGCCGGACTTGAAGTTTGAAGGCTTAGCTGACTTTTTACTCAAATTTCAAGTCAAGCGCGAGGAATTCTTCAGGAGTGAGAACCGGAATATCCTGATGCGGGAAATCTTTGATATTGCGCGTAATCAGGTAATCGGCATTGCACCGCATTGCGGAAAAAAATTGAATACCGTCCTCAAAATCGTTGAAGCCAGAGTCAATTGTGCGGCTGAGAATTTTCTCATCAAGAGATACCACGCTAAAAGTGTCAAGCAAGGTGCGCATGGCTTTGAGCGCTTTATTTTTACCACTTTTCTTTCGGAGAATATAATGAGTATTATTAAAACTCATAGCGGAAACAAAACCTTCCGCCTGATCTTTTTCAAAAAGGCTGATTATGCTGGCAGAAGCATCATAAAAGGGGTGACGCTCGGCAATCACATCAAGAATAATGTTAGTGTCTATAAATATTTTCATTATTTAAGGTCGTATTTTTCCATCAGGATATCAGTCATAAATTCTTTTTCATTGAAGTCATCGGGTAAACTTATTATTCCTGAAATAGAGCGTGTCAACGGGCCTATTTTGTTGCATTTAGTATTAGTTGGAGTTTCTGCGTGTATCCATTCTGAAAACATGGCGGAAATACTTGTTCCCCGTGTTTTAGCCCTTTTCCTTGCCAGAACAATATCTTTTTCCGGCATGCTCAAAGTCAGTTTAGACATGATTATTTTCCCTTACGTATTTTCTCTTTACTTATTTTACGTGCAATTTCCTCGTTTGTCAAATTCCAAGGGATTGAAATTATGCAGTTAAGACCATATCAAACTGAAGCCGTTGAAGCTGTTTATGCCCACTTGAGAGAACGCGATGATAATCCCTGCGTGGTATTGCCAACAGGTACAGGTAAGAGTGTTGTAATCGCAAAGATAGCTTCGGATGCGGTTCAAAAATGGTCGGGACGAGTTCTAATTCTGGCTCATGTCAAGGAATTACTGGAGCAAAACGCGGCAAAAATTCAGGCACTGTGCCCGGAGCTGGATGTGGGTATTTATTCTGCCGGATTGAACAGCCGTGATACAGAGCACTCTGTGATTGTCGCCGGGATTCAGTCTGTTTATAAACGAGCCTGCGAGCTTGGCGCGTTCGATTTAATAGTTATTGACGAGGCACATCTTATTGCTCCTGAGGGCGAAGGAATGTACCGGACGTTTCTGGACGATGCCAAAGTGGTAAATCCGCATATCAGAATTATTGGCTTAACCGCCACTCCGTACCGGATGAAAGGTGGAGTGATTTGCCAGCCGGAGAATATTCTGAATCATGTTTGCTATGAAGCAGGCCTAAAGGAAATGATCCATCAGGGTTACCTTTCAAAGCTTATTTCGAGAAGCGGCAGAACTGAAGCTAAGCTTGATAATCTTCACGTTCGCGGCGGTGAATTTATCGCATCCGAGGTCGAAGATGCCATGGATAATGACGAACTGGTAAACTCCGCGTGCCGTGAGATTGCGGAACTGACCAGTGAGCGTAAATCCGTACTGATTTTTACTTCCGGCGTGGAGCATTGCAAGCATGTGGCTAAAAAAATTGAAGAGTTCAGCGGTAAGGAATGCGGGATTGTTACGGGCACGACTTCAGCTGTAGAGCGCGCGGAATTACTGGCCCGTTTCAGAGGTGAAAAGGTTGCGGACGATTTCTTCTCCAGCAAACCGGCACTTAAATTTTTGGCAAACGTAAACGTTCTGACTACCGGCTTTGACGCGGCAAATGTTGACTGTGTGGTTCTGCTGCGCCCCACAAACTCCGCCGGGTTACTGGTACAAATGATTGGACGCGGGACTCGTCTGCATCCCGGAAAAGAAAACTGTCTGGTGCTGGATTACGGCGGGAATATCCTGCGTCATGGACCTGTGGATATGATTCAGGTAAAGAATAAAACACCGGGTTCCGGTGAGGCTCCGGCAAAGAAATGTCCCGAGTGTCTGGCGTTAATTCATGCCGCATACCAGAAATGCCCTGAGTGCGGTTATGATTTTCCACCACCGGCAAAAAACAACCTTGAATCCAGGGCCAGTGGAGCCGGAATCCTAAGCGGCCAATATAGCGATGAAGAATTTCGGGTTCACAAAATTTCATATTCTCCTCACTTCAAACGCGGAGCGCCGCCTGATCATCCCATGACGTTGCGAATTGATTACCAGATTGGCTACTATCAGGAGGAGAGCGAATGGGTGTGCCCGGAGCATAGCGGTTACGCCAGAAATAAGTTTGAGAAGTGGTGGAGAGAACGCTCATATATGCCTCCTCCGATAACCGTTGCAGAGGCTGTTAATCTGGCCAAAGCCGGAGCGTTAGCTGAACCTGAAAGTATAACCTTGCGTGAGACCGCGGGTGAAAAATTTAAACGGATAGTGAAATACCAACTCAAACCCAAGCCTGATTTTTATCCGGAACCGGGCTTGGATATTTACGAACCGCCGCCTGAAATAATGGATGTCGACTACGAAGATGAAATCCCCTTTTAAGGTTCAATAAATGAATACAGATAAAGAAGAAATAACGAAAGCCTTGAGGCTGTTTTTTACACCTGGCGATGTGTTTGAGGTTCGTATTTTGAATGCGAGCAGAGCAGGATATGTGAAACCGCATACGGAATCCGGGTACTTCGACTATGAACACATAGATGATGTACCTGAAGCCTTGAATGAACTCAGGGAGTATTCAGGCGTTTACGTCACGGTAAATGAAGTAAATTCTGATTTGCTTGCCAGGGCGGCCAATCGCATACGGCCGATTCTTCGGGAAGCCACAACTTCGGATGCTGACATTAAAAGCCGCCGCTGGCTCCTGATCGACTGTGATGCGGTCAGGCCTTCCGGGATTTCCTCAACCGATGAAGAACACGATGGAGCTCTTTATAAGGCTATTGAAATCAGCGAAGGGTTGAAATCGATGGGCTGGTCTGCCCCCATTTTTATTGATTCCGGCAATGGTGCCCAATTAATGTATCGCATTGATCTGCCGGTCGATGATAACGGGCTGGTCAGAAACTGCCTTAAGGCACTGATACCGGTTTCGGATTCCAATGTTGATATCGATCAGACCGTTCACAATCCGGCACGCATCTGGAGACTGCCTGGCACGATGAATCGCAAGGGTGATAATGTTCCTGAGCGTCCGCATCGCCCGGCAAAAATTATTGAAGCTCCTGAAAGGCTTGAAATAGTTTCAGAAAAACAGCTTGCTAAGCTTGCCGGAATAACTCCAAACGAAGCAGCTCAAACTTCAGGTAAGGTTGATGTTTCAGGGATTGCCGGAGAGGTACTTCCGTTATTGGAGCAGTTCAATATCGATGACTGGATCAGTAAGTACTGTCCTGGAATTGAAGGGCCTTTTCCATGGAACGGCGGGCGTAAATGGGTATTCCCTGTTTGTCCATTCAATGAGGCTCACACCAATAAAAGCGCGGTGATTACGGAGCAAAGTTCCAGCGCTATCGGTTTTACCTGTCACCACAACGGTTGCAGGGATTACGACTGGAAAGCCCTGCGGAAGCTGAAGGAGCCTGTCAATATTTCTATCCCAGAAAAGAAGAAGGATGTTGATTTATCAGGGATACTCTCAGGCATTTCAAACAAGGAAAAAAAGGAAGCAATCAAGCCCTGGCATAAAGTAAAAAACGCGGATATTGAGGCTGTTCTGAAAGGGACTATCCTTGGTGAAATCTGCGATATTTTCAAATCAGTAACAGAGCCTGAGCTACCGCTGGAAGCGGCTTTAATCAAATCAATTGTCCTGGTAGGATGTGCTTTAAGCGGCAAGGCAGAGTCAGTTGATATGAGTCAGCCATTGTATAAATTTGTCCAAACCGGAGCGCCTCTTGCCAGGCTGTTTATTGATACCGCCGATGGACAGGTTTCCAATGTTTACGCGCTTCTTATCGGTAATTCATCTTCAGGAAAAGACATCGGTCGCCTTCTTAATTATATAACAAAATCAAGGGACTGGATTATTGCCAATCGCGCCAGTGCTGAAGGAATTGCTGATTCCCTGATCGAAAAAAGTAACGGATTTATAAATATTTCTGAATTCCAGGACTGGTTGAACCCGAATCACTGGCTCAATCGGGCATGCAGTTTTTTGACAGACTCTTTCGATTCAGGCTCTTTTTCTTATGCCCTTTCTCAGCGTGGGAAGAAGGACAAAAGAACAACCAATTACTGTTATCCCAATCTGATAGCCAATATTCAGCCTGAGATATTTGAATCATCAGTTAAGAAAACGGACGTGACCAGCGGTTTTCTTGCCAGGTTTCTATTCTGTAATATGCCATTGTTTTTTGGCGATCCGGCTGAATTCGATTTGGCGGAAGCCCTTCAGAAACTGGATGATTGTATGAGCGCTTTTCTATGCAAAACAGGCAAAGTCCTGGTCCATAAAAATTATCTGAACCATCTTTCAAAGATGTTCCGCAAGGAGAGTCCTGAGAAACTGCACCCCAACTGGAGAAGGCTGGTTTTAAGCTACGGGCCTCGGTTTGCCACCATGCTGTCTGTTACTCCTGATACAGCTGACTCAAGCGAAGTTGTCCTTAATGACCGTTGCTGGAAGGGAGCTGAAAAATTGATTCTGTGGTTCTTCGCGCATGCTGAAAAAGCGTTATGCGATGTAGAAGAAGATGACCCGAAAATGAAAGCCAGAGAAAAACTTTACCAGAAATTATTCAGCATTATCAAAAGGAAAGATGAGGGTTTTGGCGTAACAAAGCAGGCAATTTCACGGCATGGCATTTGGGGGACTACAGCCAAGGAGCGAGCGGAAGGATTAATGGAATTGGTTGAACGTGGAATCCTCAGTATAGAGGGAGTGGCTTACAAAATAATAAAAACTCCGTCAGGTTGGAAATAAAAGTTGGAGGAGGGTTGGTAAAGGTTCGAGAAAATGAAAATTCTCAAACTTTGGAAAATTTCAAGATATCCAACTCTCCAAGGTTCTCAAACTATTTCTCAAACCATATAAGTCCTTAATAATAAATAATATAAATATAAAAATATGAGGTTGGATGTATATAGTGTACCCCTGCGTAAAAACGCGCGTAAACGCGAAAAATACAGGGGGGGTATCGCGTGCGCGCGAGAAACCCTCCAACTTCCCGATTTCTCAGAAATAGAATTTTCAGTTCGTAATAAAAAAATCAAAGCGAAAGGATGGCAGATGAAAAATTATGCCAACGCAAAGGAGGTATTGCCGGATGAGTTACTTCGAGAGGTGAGGAAACATCACACTGGTTTTCTGTGGGTTCCGAAAGACAATCGGGGGGCGGAAAGTAAAAAGTTGGTCATGGCTCTGCATCGTCAGGGAGCTGATCGAAAGAAAATAAGCCAGGTATCAGGTTTCAGCGTTCGGCGGGTAGGCCAGATAATCAGGGAATGTCAAATCAAAGAAAGCGAGGAAGTATGAATATTGAATTGAGGAAAATCGACGAGATCACGCCCTACGAAAAGAATCCCAGAATTAATGACGATGCGGTAGATGCGGTGGCTAAAAGTATTAAAGAATTCGGCTGGCGATCTCCGATTGTTGTTGATCTAGAGGGCGTGATAGTGGCGGGCCACACAAGATGGAAGAGTGCGAAGCTTCTGGGACTTAAACAAGTCCCGGTTCACGTGGCGAAGGAACTTACTCCTGAACAAATCAAAGCGTTTCGAATTGCAGATAATAAAACCGGTGAGATAGCGGAGTGGAATTATGAGCTTTTGCCACTGGAATTGTCGGAACTTCAGGGAATGGACTTTGACTTGTCGCTGCTGGGCTTCGACACCTCGGAGCTGGAGGCTATCCTGAACGGACCTGAAGATGAGGTTGTTATTGATGGCATGACGGATCCTGATGAGGTTCCTGAGACTCCGGAAATACCCGTCAGTAAAAAGGGTGAAATTTATCAGCTTGGCAACCATCGGTTGATGTGTGGAGATTCCACGGATCCTGATCATGTCAAGGTTCTGATGGCTGGAAATCTGGCTGATTTATTTTTAAGCGATCCGCCGTATAATGTCGCCTACGAAGGCGGTACGGGCATGACCATTCAGAACGATAACATGGGTGATTCTGAATTCAAAAATTTCCTTTCAGCGGCTTTTAAGAATGCCGTTGAAGTCATGAAGCCGGGAGCTGGCTATTACATTTTTCACGCGGATTCCGAAGGTTATAATTTTCGTGGGGCTTGTATCGCCGCAGACCTGAAAGTCAGGCAGTGCCTGGTGTGGAAAAAGGACTCTCTTGTCCTGGGACGGCAGGATTATCACTGGTTGCATGAGCCGGTTCTTTACGGCTGGAAGGATGGGGCTGCGCACAACTGGTATTCCGACCGGAAGCAGACCACAATTTTGGAATTTGACCGGCCCAAAAAGAGCGAGTTGCATCCGACTACCAAGCCGGTTGAAATGCTTATCTATCTGATAAAAAACTCCAGTAAAAAAGGTGATTGTGTCACCGATCTTTTTGGAGGCTCGGGAAGCACCCTGATAGCTGCTGAACAGACCGGGCGCAAAGCGTACCTGATGGAGCTCGATGAGAAATACTGCGACGTAATCCGTAAACGCTGGGCGGAATTTGTACATGGCGAAGGGTGTACCTGGGCTGAACTCAGCCTAGGAGTGACAAGTTGAAAGAATCAAGTTGAAAGTTGGAAAATGCCTCGCTGTAACTCTAAGCCGCGCAACCGTGGCGCAGGGTTACAGGAAAGGCTGGCCTCTCGCCAAAAGGCCAGCCAGCCAAATAAGATGATCGGTCAACGTTTGAAGGAGTAAACAACTTATGCATGAACACGAAAACCGTCAGGAAAAAGAAATAAGAATCAAGTTGAAAGTTGGAAAAATATTTATCCCAAAACTTTAATCTTTAAATCTTTTAAAAGGAAAATTATGAAAAGGGTTAATTGTGAAATTGATAGTCTAAATCCAGTTCAAACGCATTGCGATTATCTCATGCGATAGGCTGTAACTCTAAGCCGCGCAACTGCGGCGCAGGGTTACAGGAAAGGCTGGCCTCTCGCCAAAAGGCCAGCCAGCCGAATAAGATGATCGATCAATGTTTGAAGGAGTAAACAACTTATGAATGAACACGAAAACCGTCAGGAAAAAGAAATAAGAATCAAGTTGAAAGTTGAAAGCGGGAAATTATGAAATCAATAACCAAGAGTAATTCAGATGCGTTTCGATTATCTCATTTTTCCCAATAATAAATCATAGCTTCAAAGTAAATAATTTTTAATCAGGAAAGGAAGAATTATGAAAGCAAAAGAAATTTTTATTCCGGCAACGGCCATGGCGATCGCGTTGATGGCAGGTTGTAAAAACGTGGAAATAACTACGGAGACCACTGAAAAGGCGTTTGATAAGGAGAACAAGATTATCTCAGAAAAAACAACCAGAACCACCCAGACGGATGAATCATTCACCTTCGGATTATCGGAGGGAGATAACAAGAAAATCAACATCGTTCCGCTGGACATAAGCGTAATCAAATAGCAGGCAGGGCAAGCCCTGCACGTCGCGAAAATACAAAAGTATTTTCCGTGCCGGCTAAAGCCGGATTTAAAAATCAAAATATGGAGGATTTTGCATGAGTCAAGATAAATTGAAAATAACGGTGGCGGAAGCACATGTTTTGCGAGACAACATTCGTAAAATGAATCTGAAAACCCCGGAATGGTTCGAGCTTTTGACCTATGAGGAACTGGCGTCCTGCTACAATGGTGCTGGCAGTGATCAGACCCCAAAGCCCGTAAGAAAAGTCCTTACCAGGTTGATGGCTTTTGCCAGGGAAGCTGTACTTATTCACGATGCTGAATACGAATATTCCGCCCGTTTTGACCCCGTCGACTATATGGACAGAGAAAATTTTCTGTCGGCAAATCAGCGTCTGGGAGACAATGCCAATCTCCTGGCAAAGAAAAGCGCGCCCTGGTATTCGCCATTGCGATATTGGAGAATTTTTGTTGCCAGACACGCCCGGCATATATGCAACAAATGGGGTTATGACGCCTGGATATAAAGAGATCAGTTGGGCTTAATAATGGTACCGCAACTGCAGAACCCAGAGGGTGTTGTTCTCGACTTTGTAGACAAGGCGGTTAGTCAAATCTATTCGTCGAGACCAGCATCCACTGAGAACAAAACGCAAAGGCTCAGGCTTGCCGGTTCCGGAGAAAGGCTCTCGTGCACATTCTTTGAGCAGTTTGATGATGCGCTTGTAAGTTTTCTTGTCCTGCGTCTGCCAGTAAGTGAAATCCTCCCAGGCCTCGGGGGTGAAACAGATATTAAGCATCAGTTAAATCTTTCAGGTCTTTTGACTCGCCTTTGTTGTTCCGGGCGTTTTCAAGGGATTTTAACAGGCGCTTAGCATTTTCGGGGCTTTGCATGAGATATGCGGTTTCCTGCATTGCTTCGTAATCGTCAAGCGAAATCATCACTACTGACTGCGAGCTTTTTTTCGTAATAATAATCGGTTCATGGTCCTGGCAAACACTGTCAATAGTTGCCGCAAGATTAGACCTTACGCTGGAATATGTGATCGCATTCATAAATTAAAAGTCCTTATTTGTTGTACAATAAATTGTACAGCTTTAATCTGCAAAATGCAATAGCCCAATAAAGGAAAATATGAACAATAATCAACTATCCATTACCGCCATGAAGGTTTCTGAATTGGCGAAACTGCTGAAACAGGCGGGAAGCCGTTATGCTTCGGAAGTGGTCATCAGGAAGGATATCGAATCGGGTGCTCCGGTGAATTCTGACGGGACGATAAACCTTATCCATCATACGGCATGGCTATTGCAAAAGGAGGGCAACAATGGCGCTTAATATCAATGAAATGAAAGCCACAGAGTTGGTCAGGCTGCTGAATTCCACGCCGTTGGGCTTTGTGATCAACGATCGGGAAATCTACCGCCAGCGTGACCGGGCGGGTTTCAGGATATCCGCTGATTCCGAACACAAAACCATAAGTCTGATTAAATATCTTGCCTGGCTGGTAGATGTCCGGCACGGCCCGCAACCGATAAGGCAGAATCTTGATTACGAAGAGGTCAAGAATGCCGCCAGAGCGAGGAATGCCAGGCTTTCAGCCCAGGGACGTGACATTGGAATGATCCCGGAAGTAATTGATCCGGAGCGTAAGCAATTCTGTGAAGAAAACTTTCAGGCGTTCTGTGAATACTACTTTCCGGAGACCTTCAACATGCCCTGGTCGAATGATCACTTGAAGGTCATCGCACGCATTGAACAGGCCGTTTTGCATGGCGGATTATTCGCCATGGCCATGCCTCGCGGTACTGGCAAGAGCAGCCTGGCAGAAACAGCCTGTTTATGGGCGATGCTTTACGGGCACCGGGAGTTTGTGGTTCTGGTTGGAGCTACTGAAACAGCCGCATTGGAAACGCTTGGAAGCATCAAAACAGAACTTGAAGGCAATGAGCTTTTGCTTGAGGATTTCCCGGAAGTGGTCTATCCGATCCAGTGCCTGAACGGTATTTCCAATCGCTGCAAAGGCCAGCTGTGCAACGGCGAAAGAACCCGTATCAGCTGGACGGCAAACGAGATTGTGTTGCCAACCATCGAAGACAGCCGAGCCGCCGGCGCGATTATCAGAGTTGCCGGGATAACCGGAAGGATTCGAGGCATGAAATTTAAGCGTCCGGACAAGGCAAGACCCGTGCGACCGTCTTTAGTTATCATTGATGATCCGCAGACTACCGAATCCGCCAATTCCTATGAACAGACCCGGAAGCGGGTGCGGGTTCTGGCTGGAGACATCCTTGGACTTGCCGGCCCCGGACAAAAGATTTCAGGCATTTTGCCTTGCACTGTAATTCACCCCGGTGACATGGCAGACCAGATCCTCAATCGCCAGAAACATCCCGACTGGAACGGTGAACGCACCAAGATGGTGTACAAATTTCCAGACAACGAAAAGCTCTGGGAAAAATATGCCGAGCTTCGGTCGGAATCTTTGCGGCAGTATGGAGATTTACGAGAAGCCACAAAGTTTTACAAGGAGCATCAGGATGAACTTGACGAGGGAGCTGAAGTTGCCTGGGAAGTGCGGTTCAATCACGATGAAATCTCAGCTATTCAGCATGCGATGAACTTGAAACTTCAGGATGAAGCGGCTTTCTGGAGCGAATATCAGAATGAGCCTTTACCGGAATATGAAAGCGAAGATGAGATGCTTAAAGCCGAGGAAATTCGCCGGAAATTAAATGGTGTTCCGAGTGGTGAAATTCCAACTGAATGCGGGCATCTAACCATGCATATCGACGTTCAGAAAAAACTGTTGTTTTATGTGGTAACCGCCTGGACGGATTCTTTTTCTGGAAGCGTAATTGATTACGGAACTTATCCCGAACAGCACCGGCGGATATTCACACTTCGCGATGCCCGTCCGTCGCTTCAGGATATTATGCCGACCCTCAGTTTTGAGGCGGCACTTTACAAAGCCCTGGATCTTCTGGTGAATAAATTCTGTGGCAAGGAGTGGACTCGCATGGATGGCGCTAAACTGAAAATAGGCCGTTGCCTGATCGATGCCAACTGGGGAATCTCAACGGATGTGATTTACCAGTTCTGCCGTCAGAGTCAATATTCAGGGATTCTGCTTCCAAGTCATGGCCGTTATGTTGGAGCATCATCCATATCCTTTGCCGGAATCAAGCGGCGACCCGGCGATCGGAAAGGCCTTAACTGGTACATGCGAAAAGGCGAGAAGCGCAGTATCCGGCACGTGGCTTACGATGCCAATTTCTGGAAATCCTTTGTTCATTCAAGGCTGAAAGTACCAATTGGCGATCAGGGATGCCTCACCCTTTTTGGCAATAAACCGGCCTTTCACAGAAAATTCTCAGAGCATCTCACGGCGGAGTATTTTGTAAAAACTCAAGGCCGTGGAAGAAAGGTGGACGAGTGGAAATTAAGACCGGAGGCTTCCGACAATCACTGGTTCGACTGCCTAACCGGCAGTGCAGTAGGTGCAAGTATTCTGGGAGTGACACTACCTGAAATCGGACAGGTCGGGTCACGCCGAAAAAGAGAACAGATCTGTCTTTCCGAACTCCAGAAACAACGATGGGCGGAAAAAGCCAGGGATGGCTTGTTGTAAAAATAACAAAAGAAAAGGAATAATTATGCAAAAGAAAAAAGACAAAACAAGGCCTGTTTATCTTGAGATGGCCGAAGAGCTGGAAAACAAAATCAAGGCAAAATCCTATCAACCGGGCGAGAAATTGCCATCTGTGGAAGAGCTCTCAATAAAGTATGCCGTTCACAAAAATACCGTAAAAAACGCCTTCAAAACTCTTCGGGAAAAAGGGCTGGTCAGAAATCATCCGGGAGTTGGGATTGTTGTTCGGGAGGATCTGAAATTTGCCATAAAAGTAGCTCTTATTCTGCCCGTAGGTTATCACCATCTGGGAGATATTATTTTGGGCGTAAATGAGTCTCTAAAAAACTACGAATCCAGTGTAGAGGTTATGCTTTACAGAACCCCGGAAGAAATGTCGCTGTATTTGAAATACCTGAAGGAAAAGGATTTTTCGGGAGCAATTATCCGACCTGATTTTTCAGGCTCTGGATATGGCGATGTGTGTAAAATCCAAAATGAAAAGTTTCCGCTTGTTCTGATTGAAAATTTCTATCCCGACTCAAATGGCTGGCATGTCGATACCGGAGCTTTTGACGCTGGCTTTCTTGCGGTGAAACAGCTCAATAAAATGGGTTACTTACCGATTGCTGCTGTGTGTTCATCTGACAGGTTTGGAGAAGCTTTTATTGATGGCTACAAAGAAGCCCACACAAAACTGAAGCTCGTATGCAGCAGGAATAACGTAAGATATCTAAGTGGCGGGGATTCTGCCGGGAATTTAAGTATGGAACTCATGAAAATGAAGAAGCCGCCAGGAGCAATTATATATTCAAACCCAGATTATGCCGTTTCAGGATATAAAGCACTCAAGGAAAACGGATCCAATTTAAGGTGTATAAAACTTCTTTCCTTTGGGGAAATTATCAACAGTGAACTTTTCGAAAATAACATAATATCCATAAAACTGGACTTCATGGAAATCGGACGCAAAGCCGGAAAGCTACTTATAGACCAGATAGCAATGGCACCCAATCAATCCGGGTCACATGTTGAAAAGGTTAAAATTGAACTCAAATTATAGTGGGACGTACCAACTATTGGAAAAGCAAATGAAAATTAAAGTTGGTACGTCCCAACTTTAAATAAAACAAATAAAAATCAGACTTGGTACGTACCAAGTATAAAATCAAACAAAAAATGGAGAAAAAATCATGCAGGAAGAAATCAAAGAAGTAGCCGAAAAAGCAAAGCCTGTTTATCTGACTATTGCTGAAGAAATAGCCAAGGATATAGAAGATGGAATTTACCGTCCTGGTGATCGCATTCCGTCCTCAAAAGAGCTTTCTTTAAAGTATAGGATTCATCGAAACAGCATTCTGCCAGTCTTTAAAATCCTGAAGAACGCAAAATTACTCGAAGTTCGTAAAGGGATAGGAATGGTCGTTGCGGAAAAGCCAAAACCAACCACCATGATCGCCGTAATAATCCCGGAGGACTATTACAATATTCCATCCCTACTTGAAGGAATTAAGGAAACCTGTGACCAGAATAAAGCCAAAATTGAACTCATTACTTACAGTTCAATGGCAGAAAAAGATGGAATAATAATGGGACTGCCTGAAAGTAAATATACCGGAGTTATACTGCATCCAAAATTCTCAGATGAAAGCGAAAAGGAACTTTTAAAATTAAAGAATACCTTTGAGTTTCCGATAGCTCTTCTAGGGCGTCCTGATCAACAAAACGCAAGCTACTGGCAAGTCGAAAGAAATTATTTTTACGCCGGATATATAGCCACGGAACACCTGCTTGAACATCATTTTTCCAAGATTGGGATTGTGGTTTCAAAATACTCTTATGATGTTGCTTTTTTGAATGGCTATGATCAAGCAATGCGTGAATATGAGGCGCAAGTGAAGGATATTTACATTCAATACGTCGAAGATGAGGATCTTCCCGGAGATGCCACCAGACAGCTTCTGGCGATAGAAAAAAGACCGCCTAAAGCCATTATTTACGCCCATCCAGAGAACGCCATAGCCGGATTGGAAATAATGAGACTTCGTGATATTGTGCCCGGTAAAAATATGGGAGTGGTATGCTACGGAGATTTTGCGGGTTCTGAAAGTTATGAGCCGCCAATAACGGTTGTAAGATACAATAATTATGAAATTGGGCGTAGTGCCGCAAAGTTGATTTTTACCTACCTTTCGATGAACCTTGGAAGACAATCCTATAATTTTGAAAAGGTCAATCCCGAGCTTTATTCGAGGCTGTCATCGTTAAAAAATGGCAAAGAACCGATTTGCCTTTCCGAACTGCAACGGCAGAAGCGTGGGTTAGCTATGGATCGCCAGGCTCGCATTAACCGGTACTGGCGTGACGTCTATCATCCCGGCTGGTGGAAGACTGAACCCGGCGGTTGGGAAAGAGAGGAGTTATATTACCAAACTCTTTACAATGCCTGGTAGTTTGAACTTAAAAACAACTAAATAATAGTAGGTTGCACAGTCCTTTTTGTGTTCTCTGACTTGGTACATGCCAAGTGGCGTTTTTCAGGCTTTTTGAGCATTTTTCCTTGCTTTAAGCCGTTGAAAATTATCCCAAATATGGCAGATTTAGCCTCAAACTTGGCACGTACCAGTTGTTTTTGATAGAAATCAACTTTCCCCGGAAACATGGTCTCTTCCCGGAGGGGTAGCACAGTCAAACTGTGCCACCTCCGACGATATTTTTTTAAAAGCCTGAAAACAGCCCGATGGCATCAAGTTGTAAATGGCTTATTAATAAAGATATACAACTTTGCGACATTGAAAACAAACTCTGTTTAACACCGTGACTGCTTCCCGGGACATCAAACCCAAAATCCCCACGAAGGAACCATTTTTTATCCCAAAAATAAACGATAAAAATGTAAATCTATATAGTTGTTTTTAATTTATAAATAACTTATTATAAGCATTTTACAAGTAACTATACCACAATTAAATATATTCTTGCAAAATCAACAAAACTAAATTATTTTATAAATTGTTAAATTAATCACTAAAAACATCATCACTAACCTGAACGTCCCACCTCTGAATAACGACGAAATCGTCTCAGTTTTTCTAAAACACTAAGAATTAAAACTTCCCATGACACTATTTTTCTTATCCATTTTCAGAGATTTTATTGTTACAACGTACAGCTGAGGTAGGCTGCTTTTATTTTCTCGAGCTGGAGTCCAACTGCGGTGAAATCTATTGGCAGATAACCTTTTTCCTCGATTTCAGCACAGAGCATCAGCCAGGTATCGTGATCCCATTCTCCTTTATTTTCCCTGACAAAGTTTTCCAGTATGTCTGAATTCATCAGGCACTTCATGTTTTCAGCTTCTGGACAATCTGTATTTTCTTTTGTTATTGTGTTCATCATTCCTTTTTTCTCCATTTTAAGCAGAAGTGCTTTTATCCTTGTTTATTTGCCATATTTTAAGTTTGTTTTGGTAAAATTATTTTGTAAATATTTTTGAAACGCTTAATATTGTTTTTACATGACTCTGTAAAAACTTGTATCCTGAATTGTCCGCAGATGCAAATCCCGGATGATTTTTTCAAGTTCTTTCTCATCGGAAGGGGCATCCCCAAC